TTAGCGATGCTCGCCATCGGGCCCCTTCTCCAGCTTGTCCGCGAGGCGCCAGGCCCCGCGGATCCACTCGACAACCTGCTCCTCGGTGAGGCCGGCGCGGCGGGCCGCCGACATACCGGCGAGCAGGTGCCGGCTTACCTCGTTCTCTGCCTGCGCCTGGTCAGGCAGGTCCGGGTCTCTCCACTCGTCCTCTGGCGCCTCGCTACGGAAGATGCGGGTGTCCACGCCAGGAAGCGGGGCCGTACCGCGGAGCCAGTCGCGCACTCGGCCCGCCGGGTAGGTCTCGTGCGGGGTGACCTCATAGGGCCTGTCATCCAGCGGTACGAGCAGGTGCACGGGCGCGACGTTGAGCGCGCGGGCCAGGGCCAACAGCTCCACGGCGGAAATACTCTGCCGGCGCCCCGTTTCCAGCTTCGTGACCGTGCCGCGGTCCCACGACAAGCCCTGGTCCTTCTTGAGGCGTTCGGCGAGCTGCTGGGCAGTGAAGCCGTTGCGGCCCCTCAGCTCCTTGACCCTCCGAGCGACGACCGTTACAGGGTTCTCCCCTTCGGAATGTTCCATGCGGGAACAGTATGCGTTGCTTGCGGAACGTTCAACGTTCGGGCATCATCGGCCACACCTAGATCCGTCATGGATCAAGATGTTCTCCTGTAGAACTTTCAGCGCGATTGGAGATCACTGTGTCTCAGGCATCACCGCCACGGCGCCCCCTGGCCACGGTCCCGGAGCTTGCCGAGCACTACAGCGTGCCGGAGAAGACCGTTCGGTACTGGCACCACACACAGACATTCGTCGGCCCGCTGATGTTCAGGGTCGGGCGGTACCTGCGTGCCCGCTGGGAGGACATCGACAGCTACGACGCCGACCAGGTACAGAACAGGCGGGCCGCATGAGCCAGGACATGAAGAAGCCCCGGGGCGCGCACCCCGAGGCTTCTGTGCAAGGCGACCAGCAAGGCGGCGGGTCTGTTGCCACCGTAGCGCAGGGCGACCCGCCGCGCGTAGCGGGCAGGCTCGACACGTACCGCTCCCGGTCCCGCAAGTGGCACCGGCAGGTGAAGGTCGAGCACTGCCCCGGCTGCGGGCACCCGCACCTGCACCGCGCACCCCTGCCCCTCGTGCGGTCCGTACTCAAGACCGCCCCGTGCGGCGCCGTGTACGTCGTGCAGCTGCGCACCGAGGCGGTGGCAGCGTGACCGCGCTCGACACCATCACCGAGGCCCTGCAGACCCACGGCAGCCGTGGGCGCGGCCCCAACTGGCAGTGCCCCGCCCACGAAGACCGGGCGCCGTCCCTGTCCGTCACCCGCGGCCCCAAGGGCGTCCTGGTGAACTGCCACGCCGGCTGTGCCACCGAGGACGTGGTGGCCGCCCTCGGCCTCACCATGGCCGATCTGTTCGACGAGCCGCTGGAGCGTCCGCAGCGGCCGCAGGTCGTCGCGGAGTACCCGTACTGCGACGAGCACGGCCAGGTGCTGTACGTCGTCCGCCGGCTGGAGCCCGGATACGACGGACAGCGCAAGACGTTCCGCCAGTTCCGGCCGGACGGCACCCCGGGCATCAAGGGCATCCGGCGGGTGCTGTACCGGCTCCCGGAAGTCCTGGCCACCGCGCAGGCCGGTGGGACCGTCCTGGTGGTCGAGGGCGAGAAGGACGTCGACAACCTGCGCGAGCGGACCGGCTTCACCGCCACCTGCAACGTCGGCGGCGTCGGCATGGGCTGGCGCGACGACTACACCACTGCCCTGCGCGGGGCCAAGGAAGTCGTCGTCATCGCCGACCGCGACGAGCCCGGCCGCCAGCACGCGGCGGCCGTTGTCGCGTCCGTCAGCCGTGCCGGTATCCCCGTGCGCGTGCTGGAGCCGGCCAAGGGCAAGGACGTCTCCGACCACCTGGCCGCCGGGCTCGGCTACGACGACTTGGTGCCCGCAGCACGGACCGCCCCCCTGGAAAACGATTCCAGTAATTCCAGCGAAGCCGTGCGGGGGTCGGAAGAGGCGTCCGCTGGAATAAGTGGAACGGAAAAAGAGGGGGGCGGTCCGTGTTGGGACCCCCCAATCCCCGTGCCGCAGCACACCCTGCCGCCCTTCCCCACGGATCTCCTCGGCGAGTCCCTGGCCGCTTGGGTGAGCGCGTACAGCGAGTCGCTGAACGTCTCCGAGGACCTGCTGGCCTTCTCCGCCCTCGGCACCATCTCGGCGGCTCTGGGTGGCCGCGCCGCCGTGGCGGTCAAGCCGGGTTGGTCGGAGAACGTCTGTCTCTACTGCCTGGGCTTGGCCGACTCCTCGGCCCGCAAGACACCCGCCCTCGATGCGGCGACCGCCCCCATGCGGGAGCGCGTCGGCCTGCTGCGCGAGGAGCTGAAGGCCGGGGTCGAAGAGAACGAGCAGCTGATCCGGATCACTGAGCGCGAACTGATCAACCTGGAGAACGCCGCGGCCAAGCACACCCCAAAGGCCGAGGAGAAGACGGCGCCCATGTTCGACGACAAGGAGGTCCCCGGAGGCAGGAAGCGCAGGAGCCGGGCGGCCAGCACACCCCCGGCGGACCCGAAGGAAGCCGCACGGGACGCCCTGGCCCGCCTGCGGGACCTCAAGGACAAGCCGGGCCTGCCCAAAGCGTTCGTCGGAGACGTCACCCTCGAAGCCCTCGGCAAAGTGATGGGCGAGAACGGCGGCCGCATGGCCCTCATGGAGTCCGAGGCCGGGTTCTTCAAGGCCTGCGCCGGCCTCTACGGCAACGGGGGCGCGGACATCAGCCTTGTCCTCAAGGCGTACAGCGGCACCGGACACGAGATCGACCGCGTCGGGCGCGGGCACTCCTGGATGGAACGCACCTCCCTGACCCTGACGCTGATCATTCAGCCGGGGATCGTCGAGCACATGGAGAAGGAGAACCCGGAGTTCAAGACGTCCGGGTTCCTCGCTCGCTTCCTGTACGGACTCCCGGCGCCCATGCCGCCCGGATCGTTCGACACCCCCGAAGTGCCGCCCGACGTCGCCCGCGAATACGCCGACCGCATCGTCCACCTGGTCGATGACGTCTGGACGTCGGAGAACGTGCGCACCCTCACGCTCACCGAGGGCGCCCGGAAGGTGTTCGCCGAGTTCTACAACCAGACCGAGCTGGACAAGGCCGACGGCGGCGCGCTGCACGACGTCGCCGAGTGGGCGGGCAAGCTGTGCGGCCAAGTCGCCCGCCTGGCCGCCTGCCTGACCCTGTACGACAACCCGGCCGCAGCGGAGATCGGCGAAGACGCCATGGCCCGCAGCGTCGCCCTGGCCCCGTACCTCACCGCGCACGCCCGGGCCGCGTTCGCCCTCATGTCCCGCGACGGAGACGGCGGCCGCAAGCTCCTGCGGGACATTCTCGACCGCCTGCCGAAGCTCCTCGCCAACGACAAGACCGTGACCCTGCGGAAGATCCGCGAATCGTTCAAGGGGCGCCGCGCCACCGGATCCGCCGGCGCCGTCGACGCCGAGGCCATCAAAGACGCCATGGACGAACTCGAAGAACTCGGCTGGGTTGCCGAGATCCCCACCCCGCCCCGCAAGCCCGGACAGCGCGGACAGAAGCCCTCCCCGCAGTACGACGTCCACCCCTGGATCTACAACCCGCCGAAGGAGACCCCGTGATCGTCCCTAATCAGCGCTTCGCAGCCGCCTACCGCCACGAAGGCAGCGCGGACGGCAAGACCCACACCCACTACACGAGCAAGGCCGTCGTCGGCTGGGACGACGACGGGACCCCCCTCGTCGTCGACGAGAAGACCGGCAGGCTCCGGGACGCCAGCAGCTGGCGGAACTACGCCGGAGTACACGAAGGCGAACCCGCGGTCATCGCTGCTCTCCCGGGCAACGGCTGGCGGGCCGAGTACCGCAACGACGACGGCAGCGTCCACTCGTCGCCCATCGTCGCCTGGCTCGTCTACGACGACGGCAGCGTGAAGCCGGCCGACACCGACGGCGACGCCTACGTGGACTTCCCCACGACCGTCAGCAACTTCACCCGTATCTACCACCCGACCGAGACCGAGGAGGCCCCGTGAGCGAGTACATAGACGAGCTGGTGCGCCGCCGCATCGCCGCGGCGGCGGCCCGGCGCCGCCGCCGGCAGCGGGAGCGCGAGGAGCTGGACCAGGCGCGCGAGCACGGGCTCCCGGCTCGGCACGCGGAGAAGCTGCGGCACCTGGCCGAGCGGGACGACGACGGCCCGCCGCCGGCCGCCTGAGGGGCCGTGCCGTGCCCTACGTCTTCTGTGCCCGCGGCTGCCGCCACTGGGGCCCGCGCGCCGCCGGCCTCCTCCTGTACGACCGGGGCCGCTTCCTCCTGCAGCAGCGGGCGCCCGGCGTCCAGCACGCACGCACCTGGAGCCTGCCCGGCGGCGCCATGGAGCCCGGGGAAACCCCCCGGCGGGCCGCCCACCGGGAAGCTGCGGAAGAACTCGGCTGCCTGCCCCGCATCGAGCACGTGGCCACGCTCGCCGACGAGCACGGCGGGTGGACGTTCCACACCGTCATCGCCCGCACCCTCGAACCCTTCCGGCCGCGCCCCGGCAACGGCGAAGCCCTCGCACACCGCTGGTGCACCCCGGCCGAACTCCCCACCCTGCCGCTGCACCCCGGCTTGGCCGCGGCCTGGCCCGCCATCCTCACCGCCCTGGAAACGGAGGAGACGTGAACCTCGAAGACGCCCTACTCGAATGGATAGACCCGGCCACCATCCCCCCGCACCGGCAAGAGGACTACCTGCGCGAGCGGTACTGGACGGACCGCGAACTCCAGCAGGAGATCCGCCGGTACGTCACCCGCGGCCACGGGCCCATCGCCGACGACGTGTTCGCCACGCTCCTGTCGCGCACCGAACGCCGCGCCTGGCCCGTCGTCCTGTACGCGGCCTGGCAGCGCTTCCGCATCCCCGCCGAAACCCTCGCCGCTCACGTCGGGACCGCGTGGGTCATGGCGCAGGAACCCGAACGCCGACTGCCCGCGAAGAAGTGGTTCACCCTGTTCCGCGCGGCCGGGTTCACCGAGGACGGCCAGCCGGCCGACCCCCCGGCCGTGCCCCAGCAACTGTGGCGCGGGGCCGTCGACAAGCACCGGGGCGGCATGTCCTGGACCCCGTCCCGGTACGTGGCCGAGCGCTACGCCCGGGTACGCGGCGGGAAGCTGTGGGCCGTCGTCGTCCCGCCCGAGCGGGTGCTGTGCATCAACGACGAAGCACTCGCCCACCCGCGGGAAGTCGAGTGGGTCATCGACACCCGCGGGCTGCGCATCACCGAGCACACCCCGGCCACCGCCGCCGCCTGAAAGGCCAGCCCATGCCCCACCCGCGGCCGCCCACGGCCTACCTCCACGGGCACGACGGCGGGCCCGTCGTCCTCGTCCCCGCCCGCATCGCAGCCCAGCTCGACAAGCTCCTCAGCCTCCGCCAGCTGCGCACCAGCGTTCGCGGCCAAGACGCCGAACTCGACTCCGTGCTCGTCGCCCTGGCCACCGCCGCCGCAGCGTGGCGCACTTCCGCCACCGGAAGCCCGCTCGCCCCCGTGCCGGAAGCCGCGCCACCCTGCCCATGGCTGTCCACCACCGAAGCCGCGGCTGTCCTCGGGATCACCGACCGGGCCGTCCGGCTCGCCTGCGAAACCGGGCGCCTCGATGCCGAACACGTCGGCGGCCGGTGGCGCGTCAGCCGCGAAGCCGCCGCCCACTACCAGGCCCGAGCCGCATAGGAGCCCACATGTCCAACCCCTACGCCGACGATCCGACCGTGGCCGCCGAATACATCGGCGGCGGCCGGTGGCGGCAGAAAGGCGCCACCTACACCACCACCAGCGTGGCCGACGCACAGCAGCGGCTCGCCGACGCGGTGCAGCGCATCGAAGCCCGGCGCGAACTCTCCGACCAGGCCAAGCGGGTAGCCATCGCCCGCGCCTACCGGGAAGCCCGCGACCACATCACCGCCGCCGGCCAGCAGGCCATCGAGCAGATCGAGACCCAGCGGCGCACCCTCACCCGCCGCGCGTTCGGGCAGGAAGGCACCGCCGACCCGACCGCGGCCATCAGCCGGCGCGACGCCGACACCCGCGCCGCCCAGTTGGAGAAGCCGGCCGAAGCCGCGCGGCTCCTGGCCCGGGCCGAACGCAACGGAGACGAGCACCTCGCGCGGGCCATCGCCGCACACGCCGCGGAACTCGGATGGAGTGACGTCCTCGGCGAGTACGTCGGCAGCAGGCCCGACACCGCCGACACCATCACCCAGCTGCGGCAGCTCCCCGACACCAGCGACCCATCGTTCAAGCTGCAGCACGCCATGACCTACAGCGTCGCCCAGCCACCCCAGCTCGGCGGCATGCACGACTACTCCATCGACGCCCTCGCCGACAGCGACATGGACGTGCCCTGACCAGGCACCACCGACCCGGCGTCAACGGCACCGCGTCGAGCCATGGCGAACGCGGACCCATGGCGTGAGGGAAGCCCACACCCGAGCACGCCAGCGCCGGCCGCCCCGACCCCCTACCCCACCCCGGGGCCGGGGGTCGGGGCACACGGCATGTGGACCACAAGCACCAGCGAACGCCGACAGAGCAACGATCAACGCGAAGTGATCGAAGAGAACGAAGCGAAACGATCAAGCGAAGCAAGCGACACAGCAGCAGCGAACGAGAGCACCACGACGGCCGGCCACGCACCGCTCGGCGGTCCGCTCGGCACCAGGACGACGGGGCAGCAGCGGGCCAGGACGACCGACACCAACCACCAACCCGAAACGGACAGATAGGGGCATAGGGGGAATAGCCCCCATACCCCCCTCTCAGTCATCGGCCGGGTATAGCAGGCGACCGTCCATGCATCGCAGAAACGTCAGGGTGACCATCGGGAGGACACCATGGAGAACGGCCAGGAAGCCCCGCATCCGGCCCCTGACGGGCTTGGCCCGAGGGCTCTGGAGCTGTGGTCTGGGACCGTCGCAGAGAACGAGCTGGAGCCCGGGGAGCTGGTGCTGCTGGAGGCTGCGTGCCGCCTGGTGGATCACGTCGACGTGATGGAGGCGGCGCTCGCCGAGCAGGGCCCGGTGGTGAAGGGTTCGCGCGGGCAGCCGGCGGCGTCTCCGCTGCTGCGGGAGATCCGGGCGCACCGCCTGGCGGTGACGCGGATCCTGCGGCAGTTGATGGCGGCGGCCCCGGCCGAGGAGGAGGGCGAGCGGTTGACGCCTTCGCAGCGGGGCCGGCGGGCGGCGGTGATCCGTCATCACGGGCCGCGGGCGGCCGGCGCGGGACGGCAGGGCCTGGCGTCGACTACGGCGCTGGAGGACTACCGCCGCGCGTTCGGCGGTGACGTGTCGTGAGGCGCCGCACGGCGGCCCGGGGCGGGCTGCCCGAGCATCTGGCCCGGTTCGACTGGCGGGAGTGGCGGCCGCCGGCCGAGCCGGGCGACCCGTCCCCCTGGTACAGCACGTGGTATCTCGGGCTCGGCGACTGGATAGAGGCCCGGCGGGCTTGGGCGGCCGAGCGGGGGGTGCCGGAGCGGTCGCTGCCGCGGGAGGTCCGCCCGCCCGGGCCGGGCTTGTACGGCTGACCCGGGAACGCGGAACGGCCCCGCCCTGGTGCTTCCCGGGGCGGGGCCGTCGTGGCGTGCGGGGTGACTCTGAGACGGCCTCTGAGGGCCGTTCCGGGGCCTGCGGGCCGACCCCCGAAACTCGATATCACCGCAGGTCGGGGCCGATATCGGGGCCGAAACCGGTTTCGGGTCGGGGTGAAACCACCGACCCTTGCCGAAACCGGCCCCGCGGGTCCTAGTCGGCGTCCTCGGCGGACTCGGGGAGGTCGGCCAGGCGGACGCCCTTGGCGCCGCCGCAGCACTCCCGGATGGTGAGCTGACGGGTCGGGACCTTGTACGGCTTGAGCGCGGCTGAGAGGGCCGTGGAGCGGGCCGCGGCGTCGGTCTCCTCCAGCCACACCCCGTACAGATCGGCCCGGTACGCGGCCAGCGCGTCCACCAGGCGGTGCGAGTGGACCGCCTCGGCACCGTCGGGCCAGACGGCCCGCAGGTGGTCGACGATGGTGGTGGCGTCCTCTTCGGTCACGGTCTGCCCGGCTGCCTGCCCGGACAGGGTGCCGGCCGCGGTGCGCAGCGCCAGGGCGCGGCGGCCGACCTCTTCGGCCTCGGTCTGCTTGATGAACGCCGCGCGGACCGTGAGCCCTTCGCGGCCCCGGGCGAGGATGCCGGTTCCCTGCTCTCCGGCGCTGATGTCCGTGGCCCGCAGCCCGCGTTCGTGGGCGCCGGTGCCGAGCACGTTGTTGTTGGCCCGCCAGTCCATGACGGCCAGGCACAGCCGCGTCCCGACCGACGACGACACCGACGTCGGCAGCGAGCTGGCGTCGGGGTTCTGCGTCAGCAGGATCAGGATCACCCCGTAGGCGCGGCCCTTCTTGATGAGCTTGGTGCACAGGTCCGCGGCCTCGTCCCCGTGCTCCGGGTGCGTGAACAGCTCCTGCGCCTCGTCCACGACGATGACGCGCGGCCCGAGCTGCTGCTCCGGGTACCGCTCCGCTAGTTCCCGGGTGACGCGGCGCCCGTCGGGCGTCTCCTCTGCAGGCAGCGACTTGATGAACTTCGCCCGGCGCCGCTGCTCCGCGATCCCCGCGCGCAGGCCGGCCACGGTCGCCTCGATGTCCTCGTCGTCGTCCCCGGACACGTACCGGTGACAGATCGGCTTCACCGCGTCCAAGTCGCCGGAGCCCTTGAGCTCGTAAATCCACAGCTCAGCCGTGGGGTCGAGCGCGACACCGAGAACGATGGCCAGGGCACAACTGGTCTTGCCCGAGCCGGGGATGCCGCCCACCAGCAGGTTCGAGTACATGAGCGTGATGGAGACGAGGTTGCCGCGCGGGTCGAACCCGAACGGCAGCGGGCGGAAGACGTCCGCGGTGCCGGCCTTCATCAGCGGCCACAGCCTGCGCGGGGCCTTCGCGGGGTCCTGCTGGGCGACCCACAGCACCAGGCGGCCGGGGTGCGCGTCCCGGTCGGCCTCCGGCCACACCGTCGAGATCGGCCGGCGCATGGCCGCGGCCAGGGCCGCGCGCTTGTCGAGAACCTTGGTGGCTTCCACGCCGCGCGGCAGGTCGACTTCGGCGCGCCAGCCGGGCCCGTCCCGCTGGATTTCCGCAGCGAAGGAGACACCGGTCCGGCCCTTGGGTCCGCCGCCGATGCCGATGGCGGCCAGGGCCTCGAAGACCTCGGTACTGTCCAGCGCGCGCAGGTGCGTCACGGACACGTACCGGGTGACGACGGGCTTGTCCTCCTGGGTGCCAGCCAGGCCGAGGAGCGCCAGGGCACCGCAGCCGATGGAACCGAGGGACCAGGCGGGCAGGGCGAACGCGGCCACCGCGCCGCCCACGGCCCCGGCCGCGGCGAGGACTGCCGAGAGGACGCGGCGCGGCCGCACCCGGCGGGAGTGCTCCCGGGACAGGGACAGCCACGCTTCGATGTCCGCCGACGCGGCCGCCTTCGCCTCCACCGGCCGGGCCTCGGCGTCGACAACCCACCGCACCCACCGGCTGATCAGACGGGCCGCGCCGCGCGGGGAGCGCACCACCAGCCGCAGCAGATAGACCGGCGTGCGCACGGTGTGGAACGCGGCAACGTGGCTGTAGTAGGCGGTCGTCCACTTCACCGCGTCGCGCAGCTCGGCGCCGCGGCGCAGCCACGACGGGACGACCGGCGGCGCCTCGGCCATGTAGGCGCGGCGCTGCTCCAGCCACGCCCCGGCCGGGGCGGTCGTCTCGGGCAGGTCGACGAGCCGCGGCTGCTGCTGCTCCGGGTCGTCGACAGGCCGCGGGTTCTCGAGAACCGGCGGCTCCTGGTGCTCGTCGACGTCGACGGCCGGCGGCTCCGGGGCGGGCGGCTTGGTGAGCGGCACGGTCGGCGGCGGGACGGCGGCCGCGGTGCCGTTGACGTGCTCGGCGATGGTCTCGGTCATGCTGATATCTCCTGTGCTCGTAATCGGGTGGCAGGGGCCCGGGGCGGGCGGCAAGCTGCCAGGCCGTGCGCCCGCCCCGGGGGTCTCTACCTGCGGGCGGCCCGCTCGGCGCGGCGCAGCCGGTCCTCGGCGGTCTTCCGGGCCTGCTTCGCGGCGGGCCGGTCGGTCCGGGCGGCGCACCGCTCCTTGACCCGGGCGGCGGCCAGCTCTTCCTTCGCGGCTTCCAGCTCCCGGCCCATCGCGAGCCGTTCGCGCAGGGCCCGTTCCTCGGCCGCGGCGTCGATGCGGTCGATCTCGGCGTCGAGCCGCGGGCTCACGGCGTCGGCCAGGGCCTGCCGGGTGGTGCGGGCCAGCAGCACGGCGCGGCGGCGGCGTTCGGCCGGGGTGTAGGTGCGTTCGGGCAGTGGCATGTCAGCTCTCCTGGGGGACGGTGGCGAGCCGGGCCCAGACGTCGGCCGCGGCCACCAGCTCGGGGCGGCGGTGGCTCTCCGCGGGGTGCTCGGCTTTGAGCAGCAGCGCGGCGGCCTTCGCCTTGCAGACGCCGGCGGGCAGGTGTTGCAGCTGCAGGCCGGTCATGTTCGGCAGGTCGAGGCCGGTCGGCAGGTGGTGACGGTCCATGTCGTGTCCCTTCCGGGGTCAGGCCTTGCGGGCGCGGGAGCGGAGGATGCGGGCGCCGGGCTCGGCGGCCAGGGCGGCGGCCTCGGCGCCGTCGAGCAGCTCGGCGCCGGGCTTGTCGGCCGGGCCGATCCCGTCGCCGCGGTAGGTGACGCGGCGGCCGTCGGCGGTCTGCAGGTCGACCTCGGCCTCGTAGCGGGCCGTCTTCTTCTTGCCGAACATCGGGTTCTCCTCTGGTTGGGTCAGCGGTTGACGACGGGCCGGGACAGGTCCCGGTGGTGGACGGCGACGTCCTGGCCGTGGAGGAGCTCGGCCAGGGCGAGGGCGACGGTGGGGGCACGGTGCCGGCCACCGGCGCAGCCGACGGCGACCGTGACGGGCCCGGCGGTGGGGCCGGCCTGGTAGGCGCGGACCGCCGCGGCGGTGGCCTCGGTCAGCTCCAGCACCCCGGGCGTGTGCATCACGGCGTCCCGGACGGCCCGGTCGGCCGCGGTCTGCTGCCGCAGGGCCGGGTCGACGTGCGGGTCGCGGAAGTGGTGGCGGAGGTCGAGCACCAGGTGCGCGGACGGCGGCTCGGCGTGGAGGTAGCCGAAGCTGGTGATGGTGACGGCGGCCATCAGCGGGCGTCCCGGTTGTAGCCGTCGAGGGCGGAGTCGAGCCGCTGCTCGGCACGGGCCACCCACGTCTGGTCACCCTCCGCGCGGGCGTCCTTGAGGACCTCGGCCCGGTGGCCGATGCGGGACTCCCACGTGGCCTTGTCGGCGGGCAGGTCGTCGATGTTGTTGGTCTTCTTGAACAGGCCCATGACGGGCTCCTCTCGGTGGTGGTCCGGGTCTGTCCCGGCTCCCCGCCCGCCCCGGTGGTGGCCCGGGGCGGACAGGCAGCCGTCAGCCCTTCCGGCGCTTGCTGAGGTTCTTCGCGGCCTGCGTGCCCTCCGGCCCGCCGACCGCGCGGACGACGGAGACGACCGTCCAGCCGACGACGCCGACCACCAGGGCGACGACGGCCAGGCTGATGGCCATCGACGTCATGGCGGCCACCAGGAGCGGGCCGAAGTACACCCCGGCCGCCACCGCACCAGCCCCGGCGCCGGCCCCGAGTGCGACCCGCTGCAGCGTGCGGTCGGGCGGCGCCTGGTGCACGTGGACGACCTGCGGCACGGCTTGCTGCTGCGGCTCGGTGGGGAGCGGCTGCGGGCGGTGCACCGGCAGCGCGTCGGGCGAGTAGCAGCCGCATCCGGCGTGGTGAACGTGCTCGCTCATGACGCCACCGCCTCGGACCGCTCGGCGGCGACCTGCTCCCGCATCCATGCGTCGTCCTCGGCACGGTCGGTGTCGCCGCGGGCCTGCCGCTCCTCGTCGAGGCGGGTGTACACCTTGTGCACGTAGGACCGGGACCGGGTGGACCACGCGGCCGCCTCGGTGACGGGCTTGCCCATCACCCACGACACCCGGATGCGGTTCAGTGCCTCGTCGGCCGGGAGACGGTCCGGCGGGGTGTCCTCCTCGCTGTCCACCTCCCGGGGCGGGACGGCCGGGGTGAACGCCGTCTGTCCACCACAGATGACCAGCGATTCCGCTGCTGCCGGCGCGAGCTCCCGCCGGGGCTCGGGCGTCACCTGCAGCGTCACCTCGACGGGCTCCTCGGGCGTGGTGACGACCGCCCGCGACAGGGCGTCGTGCACCTGCCTCATGAGGGCGCCGAACGCGAGCAGCGCGGCGACCGGCGGGACCGCGGCGACGACGTAGTCGAGCGGGTGCGCGTGCTGCCCGACCCCGGCGACGTTGAGGGCGATCGAGCCGAGCGACCCGGTGGCGGCCAGGGCGATAGCCCACCGGTCCACGGTGCCGCGCAGCGACGCCCGGAGGATCAGCAGCTCCCCGGCGACGATGAACAGGTCGACGGTGGCCGGCCACGCCCACGCCCGCTCGGGAGCGTGCCCGAGGCCGTGCGCCGCGGCGACGTCGTGCAAGTGCTCGTAGGAGAGCCAGAACGCGGCGGCGGTGAGCGCGACCGTGACGACGGCCGCGCCGGCGGCGAGGGCGGAGAGCGGCGTAACGCGGCGGTTCATCGGCCTTCACCACCGTTCAGCGGGTCGCGCCAGGGCCGGTAGTTGGCCGGGGTGGCCGCGGTCTGCTCCCGCAGGTACGCGGCGGCGCGGGCCGGGTCGTGGTCGTCGTCGAGGACGCCGCGCGCCACGGCGACGGCGGTGCGGGCCCGGTCGCGGAGGACGTTCCCGGCGCGGCGTTCGTCGGCGTCGGTGATGTCGGGCAGCGGCAGGTCGACGGCGTCGGCAAGGGCGGCGAGCAGCTCGCGCACCGGCTCGGGAATCTCGTGGGCGTTCACTGACCCTCACCCCGCTCCAGTGCTTCGCGCTGCAGGCGGGCGGTCTCGGCGTCCTCGGCGGCCTGCTGCGCGGCGTCGACGTGCTGCTGCGCCATCTCGTCCTGCGTCGTCTCGGCGGCACGGGCCGCCCAGTCCCGGGCGCTCACGACAGGCCACCGAGGACACGCGCCATGCGGCGGAGCCCGGCGCCGTGCGCCACCAGCTGGTCAACGAACGCCACCGCGGCGGCCTCGTCGAGCTCGGCGCACTCCCCGTCGTCGTTCGCGTCCAGCACCAGCCGCGGCGCGGCCTCCGAAGAGAACGGGTACTGCGCGATGTACGCCGACAGGATCCGCACCGAGGACGGCGCGCCGGCGGAGAACGTCGGCGCCGCCAGGGCGATGGACTCGCCCTCGTGGCACAGGTCCGTGAGGCTCACCAGCTCTTCGGTGTGGCCGGCGACGCACCACGGCGGGCAGTCCACCGTCACGACCTGGCGGCGGACGACGACCGGCACCCGGCGCGGCAGCAGCTCGGCGGCCTCCGTCAACACGAACGGGATGGGCTCACAGTCGGCGGCCGACCGCTGCAGCGGCACGGCCGGAAGCCCGTCGACACGGGCAGGTACGGTGTGGGACATGGTTCGACTCCCTGTCTTGGAGGGGTTCGGATCTAGGCCCCGGAGCCGGTGTTGACGCACCGACCGGGGCCGCCCCGTTTTCGGGGCGACGCACTCACCGTAGGGAACATCGTGTTCCATTGTCAATGTGGCTTGAGCTAGGAAAATGGCGTCGATCTCTGTAACGTCATGTTCCATGACAGCGAATGGAACACTGTGTGCCATGGACAAGCGATCACTGGCGCAGATGGCGCGCCGGTTCAGAGAGGCCGAGGCCCGGGCGGAAGTCCTGCGCCAAGAACTCGCCGTGGCGATCCGCCAAGCGGACGCGGACGGCGTTCCACAGAAGGACATCTGCGATGCAACGGGATACACCCGGCAGCAGGTCCGGCGGATCGTTAAGGCGAGCACAACCGGTGACGATCCCCCAGTCCGCAGCGAGTCCGCAGAATCATAGGACACGTTCGGCTACAACGGGACAGGATCAGACACCAAATCCGCAGGTCACAGCGATAGAGCGGCGTTTCCGCAGGCTCATCAGAGAGTGCAAAAGTTCGAGATGTACTTCGACATCTAGAACGGCCGGCCTCCACGGCCCTCCGGTCCCCGACCGCCGTCCGCGCACTCCGCGCGGGCGGCGGTCTTCTTTGTCCGCAGGGGAGCAGGGGAGCCGGAGAGCCGGGACCGGGAAAGGCCACGGGGCCGCCACCCCGGGGGCGGGGGTGGCGGCCCCTGAGACCCCCGGAGACGGTGGGGGTCTCGGCCTGTGCCTCGGGCTTCGGACCGCGGGTTCGTCGGCACCCGCGGGCACCGGCGCCCGAGGACATCGGTGCGGGCGTCCCCGCGGACGGGCGCCGGCGCGGCTGCGCGCCGGCCCGCCGGGCGGGGCGCCCCGTCAGCGGAAGAGCCGCAGCGGGACGGCGCGTCCCATGGCGGTCAGTCCCGCGTCGTTCGGGTGA